ATAAAATAATCGTCTAACAACGGGTTTTCGTCTTTGCCGAAATACATAGCTTCCCTTTTTTCGTTTGGCGTAACCCACCAAGCGTTTGCTAATTGGATAACCATTTTATCCATATCTTCCTGCAATTCAGGAACGCTGGTAAAATCAAAATCAATAAATATATCGTTACCGTATTTAGGCGTAAGCCATCTGTTTAACTCGTCGCGTATTTTAATGAGTTCAGGAATAACGGCGTTTTGATATAAAGCCTTTTTGGCCTCTTTCATGTTATTGTAGGTACTACTATCGGTATTGTTTAATAGTTGAACCGGAACGCCGTAAATGTTACATAAGTCCTTTATCGTTCCATTGTATTGCTCTATCAAAGCTAAATCACTAGCCGGCAATCCGAAATTGATCCATGATAGCTTTGCAGGCGTAATAATAATATCACCCGCATTTTTGCTGCCTTGGTGTTGGCTTTTAAATTTATCTTTTAGCGCTTGTGCTTGCACTTCGTTTACTGAACCATCTTCAGAAGATAATAAGCCCCTTCCCATCTGGTTCTGTAAATATTTAACTCCGGTTGTTAAAGCCTCGTTATTTGCCGTCAATGACCTTAGACCGGCCCTAAGAGGGCTTTGTCCGTATAAATGAGTTCCCGTACCGTCATAGTCTGGATTAAAGTCTTTAATATGGCAAATAGTGTCTGCCGACGCTTCAAAAGTTCCGTTGTAAATAAGTTTATACCCTTGGATTGGCTGCATCATTCCACCGCTTACAATTTCCATGTTTTGCGATGGTAATACATATAATTCAGTAAATTTATTTGCATTGGCTCCGGTATCTGGCCCCACGCCGTATATATATCTGTTTCCGGTAAGCCTTCCAAAAGAAATTACTTCTGTTAGCCATGCGGTATAAGATTGTGAAGGATTGGGCCTATCTAATAGCTTCTGCAATGGGTGTTCTAAAGCCTCGGTAAAAGCCCTTTTTTTAAGTATGTTTGCTTTTAACATTGCACCGGCATCTAATGTACCCGATGTCATTGATTTATAAGTCTTGGCGGCTCCTTTGTCGGAAATCTTATAAACTTGTAAAGGAATTGTGCAAGCGGCGTTTGATATTTTATTTATTATAGAATAAACGGTTGCGTTTGTTTGATAGCCTTCTTTTATGTAAGTGTCGTCATTTTCTTGGTTCCAAATAATAGAATTTCCTAAAAAATTATAGAGCGCTTTGTTATAATTTATATTTGTATTTTGAAGATTTTTAAATACAGATTTTGCCCTTTGAAGAAATGATGCCATTTATAAATTTTTTGTAAAAATACGAATTTTACACAACAAAAAAGTTGTTTATTAAGTTTCGTTCTATTGCATAGCTTGTTACATCAATGTGTTCATCGTGTTTTGCGTTTGGAAATGTACTCACTTGCTGAATAAATGCATCGTTCCAATTGTCTTGCACTAAAAAGACGCGGCCCCCTTCTATAAAAGGGGAAGAGGCTCTTGCCCTTTCTATTTTTGAATACCGGACAAAATTAGTAGAAAGTTCGGCTACATTAAAATTTGTTTCGCGCCTTAATAACTGGACTAATGATTTTCCTGATGCTTTTGGTTCAACTAAAATTAGATTTATAGTTACGCCGCACGATAGTACAAATGAAGAAATGAAATTCTTTAATTCTGGCATTTCTAAATATTTGTCTATTGATTTTAAAATATAAAGATTGCCATCTTCACCTTTGCCGCTTATTTGTATGCCGGTAGGATCGTTTTTAGTGTCTTTAGTGTAAGCCCCATCAATAAACATTTCCCAATTTATATTGTTTGGAACCTCGGCTTTATTAATAATTTGAAACCAGTCTTTGCGCCATTCGCCACCCTCTAATGGAGCCGGCTCTTGCATATATTGACCTGAAAACGTGTATCTATCGGCTTGTCTTATTGCTTCTAATTCTTCAAAGGTGTGTTTGTTTTCCCATAATGGTACATTGTTTTCATCTAAGGCTGCGATTTTTAAGTGATGCCAATCTTCGCCACTACCACCATCTAGTAAAAAACCGCTTAAATCTTCTTCATGCAGTCTTTGCATTATTAAAATGATAGGTACATCTCGACTATTTACCCTTGATCTAATTGTTGTGTTGTACCGATTGTTTATAAAACTTCTTTTAACTTCAGAAACGGCATCGTCAGGTTTTAATGGATCGTCTATAATAATAGCACCCCCGGAACCCGCTCCAAAACCAGTAATTGCACCACCAGAAGCCGTCGCGTAAACACCGCCGCCGCTGTTGGTGTACCATTTCTTATTGCTTTGACTATCTTTTTTTAATTCAATAGGCCAAAGGCTTTGAAAAGAATCACTTTGCACGTATTCTTTTGTTAAACTTGAATTATCAAGGGCTAAAGCATCTGAGTAAGATAAATGTATAAATTTTGCTTTTGGATTTTTTGCCAATGACCATGCAATAAACATTTTAACGGCAATTTCTGTTTTTCCGTATCTTGGCGGTATATTGATAATAAGGCGCGTTATTTCGCCCTTAGCTACCTTTTCAAGGGTGCTGGCCAATTCTTTATGAAATTCTGCCACCTCAAACTTACTTCCCGTATTTTCTTTAAATAAATACCTCGTAAAAAACAATAAAGAATTTTCGCATTTTTCTTTAATGATTGCATCAATACTCATTGTTTAATATTTCGTCTATTTTTCCTTTGGCTTCTTCAGACATTTTCCCGATTTGCATATTTGTTTGCACTTTCATTTCCGCTAATGCTTTTCCAAAAGCGTAATCCCGAAAGTCAGCTAATGCTTTGCTTCTTGTTTTGGAATTGCTCATTTCGTTAATTATTAGGCGCAAAGCAAAGGGCTGTTTAAGATCTAATGCTATTAGCTTTAATTCTTCTTCTGGCAAATTAAATATAAGGCCATACGCTTCTACTAATTGAGTTTTAGTGAGGGCCTCATGCCCTTCGGCCTTTAGCTTTTCATTAAATTGCGCAAATGATTTTTTAGGTACGCCTTTTTTATTAATGTTTTGAGGGTTTTTATCAAATCCATTAGTGTTTACTTTCGGGTGTTCATTTATTTTCCCTCTGCCTCCTGCCATATTCAGTTGTTTTTCAGTTGCTTAATTGCTATATTTTATTGCCACAAGTAGGGCAAATTTCTTTGTCTTTTATTACTTCTTCTTTTGCTTCTTCTTCTTCTGCAAACAGATCATTAGGAAGGTCTAAGCCCCAATCTGTTATTTGAGCAACATTATAATCGTTTGCCAAAATATCCCAATCCCATGAGCCAAAGCCAACATTGTCTTTTATAATAAACTCACGCTTTTGCGCCTCGCTTAATCCAATAGCTTTGTCAATCCATACTTCTTTTAAACCAACCTCTAAACAAGCCTTTAAACGCATATTACCGCCTAAAACAATCATTTCTTTATCAACTATGATCGGCCTAAGTTCTAACATTTCTGGAAACGCCTTAATGCTTTCAACTAACTTTTTAAATTTATCGTCTTTGATAAATCTTGGGTTGTTTTTATTTGCTATTATTGATTTAATAGGTGCTAATTCTTTCATGGTTTTGTTGTGTGTTTAGCGTAAAGGTAAGTATATAACTCATAAATCTTAGATTGCAGCGCCTCATTTGTGTAAGATTTTCCAGATTTTGTAATAATTCCCATTTCATCAACTAACAAAAATATACCGGAATTTGTTGGCTCAGGCAATATTTTAATATTGTTTTGAATACACCAAACCATTGAATTAATTTCTAAAGTAGAAGGTTTAAATTGCGATATTTTTTTTCTTTTAGCCATTTATTTTGCTGCCGCCTGATTAACCAAAATATGTAATACGCCAATAAGTATTGCTAGTTGTATTTCATCTTCATAGGCCATGCAAATAGCCGCTATTACAACCATTAAAGTAACTATTGTTTTAACTTTATTTTCCATTTTCAATATGTTTTTGGTGTAATTCAATTCCTTTTTTAATACCATCTAAATAAGCATTGCCTTCTGTTATTGTAAACCCATTAGGAAAATAAATATTTAATAAGGCTTCTTGGTGTGCGTCTGTTAATAACATGATGTTTTGTTTTTTAAATTGTTAAAACATACTCATATCGGATAGTTAGGCACAATTTAACGAAGTAAAATACCAAGTAATGTTTTAATCTCTTCTATTGAATACTTACCAAACCCAACACTTTGGTCAACTCTACCATCGTGCCAATATTCCATCCACAAATTATAATGTATGTCACTAATCAATGAAGTTCCATCAGTTGGTAAATCTACCTTGTATAAATGCGAATCTTCTATTTGTCTAAATCCCTTTGATAATAAAAAACTGTGCCTAACATCGGCTATAAAATCATTGCCGTTTTCTTGCTTATCCGAAGTTTTATTTGCTTTACTCATTTTGTTTTTAATTTAAAAGTTAGAGCGTATTAATCGGCAACGCTTCATAGCCGTAACCGTTAGCAAACATTGAAACGTTCACTTCGTTTTGCTAACAACGGGTATATTTAATGCTTTAATGTCTGCTATAAATCCAGTATTGCAAAATACTTTTATTCCGTCAGGCGTAAAATCTCCGTTCATATTCAAGTCTGGTCTACGCTTTAGAATGTTTTTGTTTTCTAATTCGTATTTTTCAATTAGTTTTTCTTTTGTCATTGTTCTATATTTTAAAATTATCGTTATTAAATTGCACTAAATATACCCAAACTTGTAAAATATTAATATTATACCCGTAATGATATAAAATATTCCTTTCAAACACTTTTTATACCCGAAAAGGTATATTTAATTGATTGTTAAGTTCTTCTACTAAGTCGGTGGTTTTAATTAGTTCAGAAATTAATTTATTTTCTCTATAAATTATACTTTGTGGTTTTCCTAATTCACATATTTTAATTATTTTGTTTTTCATATTTAATAAATTTAGTGTTTATTGATGCCGCTAAAAAGGCAAATCATTTTTATTGTCTATTTGTGGAACGTAAGCCGGCGTGAAAACTGGTGCGTCAAATCTTACATCACCTACATTTAAAGACTTGTAAACACCACCATTTGGAAAATCAGGCGCTATATTAAAGCTGCCAAGTCCCCCGTTGTCCTTTCTTTTTATTTTTTCTACATAAACCTCAACTGCATCACTACCATATTTCGTTTTATTGCCAATATGCCTAAAGCAAATTAAACCATTGTATGCTTTATTAAAGAAATCTGCCGAACCGCTAATATCGTAAAGAGTTGGCTTTTTATACTTACCCTCATGGCTTTCTATTTTTCGTGGGTGCGCCACTAAGAATAAATGAGTGTTTGTTTGTTGGCAAAATTGAGTTATTTGGCTCAAAGCCTTTCCGATATAACTATGATCTCTTTGATCGCTATGATCTAGCATATTCCATGGGTCAATTACCAATACATTAACGCCTTTTTGAAAAACTAAATCCCGGAAGTGATTTAAAATAGCTTCTAAAGTTAGGTTTTTAAGGTCTATTTTGACCCAAAAAAAATGATCTTCTATAAAGTCTTTAGTATTATTAAGGTCTTTTGTTGTACAATTTCTTTCGTTTAGCTTGTTAGCAATTCTTTTTATATGACCTTCATAGGGCCAACTTTCAGGGCTAAACATTGCAATTCTAAAATCATAGTTAATAGCTAAATTTACACCTATTTGGTCTATAATGTCAGATTTACCAGCGTTTGGTATTCCCGTTACAACAGTCCATTCACCAAAAGACATTTTAAAATAATCGTCACTTTCGCCAAGTTTGATTGAATAGTTTTCAATTCCCTTTTCGTTAAATCGTAAAACATTATCCCAAATATCAGAAACATTTAGCACCCCTTCCAGAGGGAAGTTTTTAGCCGTTTTAATGGCGTTTCTCAGTTCTTCTGCTCCTTTGCCTACTAAAACCTCGTTAGCGTCTTTAAACGTGCCGAAATCAACGTATTTACACCTATAATGCCCAAACCTTCTCGCTAGTTCGTTTCTAAGTTGTAAACCGGCATCGTCATTATCAGTACAAATGATAATTTCTTTTTTATTTTCAAAGTATTGCCAGCAATTATCTAAATACTCCAACCTTTGGTTTCCTTTACTTGCGCCATTAGGTACTGAGCAAACAGAATAAAGGCCAGATTCGTGCATACTTAACGCGTCAATTTCACCTTCTACGATGTAAACCTTTTCGTTTTCTTTTATGCTATCTAAGCCATAGAATATAAGTTCAGCGCCAGAAACCATTTTAAAGTTCTTAGCGGCATCTCTATATTTTACATTTATTAATTTGCTATCCCGGTAATAATTAAAATTTACGGTATTTCTATTTTTTTTAGCTTGGGGCATATACACCTCACTTTCGCCAATTTTCCAATAAGCCAAAGTAGCCTCAGATATACCTCTGCTCTTAAACCAATCTTTTAGTTTATCGCCAATTTTAAGTTCAATTTTTGGCGGTGCAATAAATTCTTTTTTTTGTTTGAAGATAACGGAACCACCAAAGCCGCAATTGTGACAATTGTAAAATCCCTTTTCAATATTAACGCTTAACGAATCGTCGGATTTGTTTTTTCTGGTTGCATGACATTCAGGGCATTTAGTTTTTACCTCCCCAGAAGTGCGGTTGTTTAATTTTATTCCTAATTCTGCAAACTCGTTTAAATACATAATTTCGTTTTGGTTCAGCTAAAATAAAAAATTATTTTCAATTTATAGCGTTAAATGCAAAAATATTTTAATTGTTTTTTATATAGTTAAATATTTCGCTAATATCTTAATTTGTTTTTTATATAGTTAAATATTTCGCTAATATCTTCATTAGTAAAACCTAAGTTTTGGCGCATTATAAATTGGTTAATTGTTTCGCCATTTTGTAATACACATAAAATCTCGGTTGATCCATCGCCAGCCGTTATGATTTTCCATTCAGCCGCCTTTTTAATTTTAGCCATTGCGGTGGGTTTTTCAATTTCTTTTTTTATGGCCCTAAACTTTGCTAAAATACTATCTATTTTTCTTAAACCGTTCTTTGGTGTTTTTAGCGCCGGAAGTGAAAGAACATTGCATTTCCAAAAAGCATCGTTTCTGGCCCATTGTACTGCTAAATAAACTTCTCTTAAATCATAGCCGTTTTTATCAAAAAAAGAAAGTGTTTTTTTCCAGGTTTCAATTTGTGATTTATTTTTGGGTATAGTATTTTCGCCTTTAAATAATATTAAAATATGTGAATAGGCGCTTTCAATTAAATCTGAAAATTTAGCTTCCGAAAAATTTTTATTTTTTGGTTGGTCTTTCTTATTAATTGTATTTATAGTAATTGTATTTATATCTTGTGCATTTTCTAAATACCCCCCTTTAATATTCTTAATACCCCCTTTAGAAAACTTAATACCCCCCTTTAGTATATTAACCACCCTTTTTTTAACTTCTTTTCCTTCATATTCATATCTTATTTTAATAAATTTCTTTGCTTCTAATGACTTAATAATTTGGCTACATCTGCCGTTTGTTAAATTAAAAAAATCTGAAAAATAAGAATTTGAAGCAAAGCACCCAGCATTATTATCTAACGAATTAATCTCAACTAAAAAAACCTTTTCGGTGATGCTAAGTTCTTTTATTAGCCAAATATCTTTTGAAATCCAAATACCTTTAAAATTCTTTTCCATAAAACAAAAAAACCTGCGGTTCCCCTAGTGTGGTAGGTTCCCCGAAGGTTTTAATTAAAGTCTTTAAATAATGGCGCACCCACACGATCGCCAAAAGACAAATATACAAATATTTTTTAATTTACAACAACGCTTTTAACCCTTTCGCAAAAGTTTTTTAACTCAGAATAATACCTTTGGATTTGCTTTAAAGTAATTTCCTTTTCGCCAAATCTAGTAAATAAAATCTCAACTAAAAATTCCTTTTCAGTTCTAGTTATTGCGCCAATTAATATAAATCCTTCTTCTAAATCTTGAAAAGGCAATTTACAACTTCTTAACTTTTGCGTTTGCTCATTGTAGTACAAAAAAATGTAACTCATAGGTTATTTTTAAAGTAATTATCAATTGTAAGTTTGCAATCGTCAAAAGTGTTATGCCATGTAGTGTGCCAATTGCATTTCAGAAGGTGTTTAAGCCATTCTTTTTGATCAGGTGTAGGTTTGTTATACCCAACCTTTAATTCTATCGCTAATCCGCTAAATTGTTTTGATGGGCTAAAGATTAAAACGTCAGGCGTGCCTCTTTTGGTTCCCAAGTATTTCATTTTAAACTGTTCAAACTTTGTTCGTCGGCCCTCGTTAGGTGTGTGTTGTATTAAAACGCCTGGATAAGCCATGTAAACATAATTAAATACCGCCCTTTGCAAATGATCTTCAGGCCCTAAAAATTTTAAATATGGATTTATTGACATAAATAATTTTTATATTTTAAAATAAATGCGTAAATCTTGCTACTTGGCCATGCTCTTTGCTATGAATAAAGCCTTCAACTGCTTTTGGGGCGTGTTGATAGCCGTTTCGGTGATGCCAACCATCTGTTCCACTTGGACTTCTTAGGCTTTCTATTGTGCAACCTATATCGTCTTTTACTATTTTATGGTGTACATGATGCGTATATATATAACGGTGCTTTACATTTGACCATTCTTTACACTCGACTGAAGCCAATTTACTTAAATCTTGCCACTTAGCGCCGTCACCATGAGTTGTTCCAATTAGATTTTCGCCATAGGTATAATATTTTCTATGCGAAATGCTTACGTCAAAGGTTATATTTTTACACTCCCGGAACCAGTTACTAATAGCATCAGCCAAGAAAAAACCATGAACATAATCATGGTTTGAAGGGTTGTACATAAAATGAACATTTGATATTTGCAAAAGTTTTTCTATTATTTCTATATAAAGCCTTTTTGCAATTAGAAAATTATCGTACCACATACCGCAGGTATCTACCGGCGTTCCGCTTGTTGTGGTTCTTTTGGGCGTGTCGATATGCAAAATATCATTTCCGGCAACAAATACAATCTGCTCAATATTAAATCCATGAGCCTTTTGTATTATTCCATCAACACCTTGGCGCACCCTTTCAACGGCTATTTGATTATTATATTCTTCGCCAGTTTCAAAAGAAGAAGCTAATTTGCCAATATGAATATCTGCCGGATCAATCAATAAAAGATGCGGTCTATTTAAAGGTTTTCTAATTATTTTTTTATATTCAAAAGTGTGTTTACTCACTTCTTCAATATGATCTTTTAGCATTTCTTCAAAAGTAATTGCCTCTAAACCTTCTTCGGGCCTAAAGGCAATAGACCAATGCTCGCCTTTATACCATCCATGTTTTACACTATCTAGCGGAATACCTACATCGCTACATTCGGCGGCTAAAGCAAAATGCTCAATAGCCCTTTCTTCTGAGTGAATCCATTTTAAAACCATACGTCTTGCGTTGTTATGGTCTTTAGGATAGTTCATATTTGATATAATAAATCTTGCAATTTCAGCGGCGTTTTTTTCGCCGCCATTATAAAGTTCAATTGCCTTAGCTTTAAAAGAAAGGTTTTTTATCATTTATTTTTGTTTTTTTAAAACTATTGAAGATTTGCGATAGGTTATTTCCGGCATCACCATTTCTTCGCCATCTTCATTTACTCCTGCAAATTTATTGCCTTTTTGCATGGCTTCAAAAGCACTTTTATATCTGCCTTCAATTTCTTTTTTGCTTTGCTCTGCGTTTTGCCATTCTGGAATATTCTTATAAGTGAATATTTTACCTCCATTTCTAACTTCTATTTGATAGCCTTGGTAGCCTTCTTTGTGGTCTGCGGCTTGCTCTGCTATCTTTTCAAAGAAATCGTCTTTGTATCCTTTGCAAACCTCTAAGCTAAGTTCTAATTGTTTTCTTTGTTCTTCTAAAAAAATTAAAGCATCTAAGACGTTTATATTCCCTTCGTTTACGTCATTAATTGCGTTAAACATTTGATCTTGTAATTCTACGTGTAAATCGTTTAAATTATTCATAATTGTTTCAAAGTTAATTATTTATTTTACTATTAAATTTTAAATCTAAATTAAATTCTACTGGTATTCTATATTTAATATTATATTCTTTCATTAAAAAAACAATTCTTTCGAAATCAGTTTCGTTAATTAAGATTAAAGAATCAATTGGCGCAACCTCTGGATCTTTGAAGTCTAAAGCCGGAAATTTATTCTTAGAATAAGAAACAGTACCAAAAGGCATATCATGCTTTTTAGCAATTTCATCAATTGTAAGCCCGGTAAAATGATAATCATAAGCTGCTGCTTTATTAAATTTCTGGCTCATAGCTTTAATTTTCTAAGGGCGTTATAAAGTCAGTTGCAAACAATCTTTTTATAATAGTCCATAAACTAGGCTTATTTAGCTTTTTAATCATGTCTAAGCGACTTAGTACTTCAATTCGTATTGAATTACCACTCCCTTTTCCTTCGTATGTTACAACGTCTGTAAATAAGTGTTTAATATTTTTCATTGTTTTATTTTAAAAGTGTGAAGATACCATACTTAGAAATATGGCCCTTAGAATTTGTTTTTTCCACCATTGTTGTAGTAATGTTTAGGCCCCTATCTCGAAGCCTATAAATAATGCTAGAAAGTCTGGTTGCCCTATAAAGGTTAATCGCCTCCCAACTTGTAATGCTGCCTTTTTTTTGAAGATGTTGCAACACTAATTCGTGTTTGTTTTGATTTTCTAAACTTGCTTTTTGTGGGTCTTGTGTTTTGAATAAATCTAAAAAGAAACTCATAATATTTTGGTTTTAATTATTTATAAAGTAAAAATAAAAATAAATTTTAAATAAACAACAAAAATTAAAAGAAATTTTTAAATAAAAAAAAGAGCTCGTTTTATTGGAGGCCCTTTGGTTTGTCATTTTTTTTAGTAAAGTTACTTATATCGGTTAGTTAGCATTAATACTACACTTTGTTACCATACAAGTTAAATCCTTGTTTACAGCACATATCTAAATGGTGGTAGTATGTTTTCCAACTATCTTTATTCCTTACAACATACCCCCATTCACAAAATAATTTATGCATCCACCATTTCCAAGGTTTATTGTGTTCTTTACTCACTTTACTCCAAGCCATAATTTTATATTTTAGTTTTATTAATCCGTACTAATAGTTTTTAATTAGTTAAAAAAAAGGGGCTTTTACACCCCTTTAAATTTAGAAAGGTAAATCATCTTCGTTACTTTCTGCTTTAGGGCCTCCTATCGCTTTTGGCACGACTTCATTACTAGGCTTCCATGTGTCTACAATAAGGCTTACACCTCCGATTTTTGTGCGCCATATTCCAAATTTTAATTGATTGGCCCCGTTGTATTGGGTATAATGATTTTTTGCCTCTGGCGAATCTAAAAATGCTTTTAATTCGTCTATGGAAACAACCCCGCTTGAAATTAATGTTTCCGGCTGCTTTTCGTTTCTTGGAAATGTTCTAATTCCCTTTAAAAAAATAGTACTTTTTTCTTCTGCCATAATTATTTCAATTTAATTTGATTATCGTTTATTTTTTGTAAGACTTCGCATATTGCCTCAGACGAACCGGTTATTGTTATAGAGGCTTGCGTAACGCTTTCATATATAACCTCCAAGTGGTCTATTGTTGTGGTTTGGCTCATAATGAAAACGCGGTATTTAATTGATTTTTGTATTCTTTTTTCATTCTAAATGATTTAATTACGTTTTCAGCTTGTTTGGCGTTACCTTTTAAAGCCGCAGTCAATTCATTTTCTTTAAGCCATGGCCGGGTATCTTCTTCGTATTTTTTTTGAGGCTTTTTTATAGCCTTTATTTCACTTGAATCCGAACCCTCTGGTAAATCTTCACCGGCATATATGTAATGGCCCAAACCAAACATTGCAAAATTCTTTACTAAGCATCGCATTATTGTTTTATTGACATCAAACATTGAAGCCGCTTCAACTTCTTTTTGAACATCTGGCGCACCATTCCAACCTTTAACCATATAATTATAAGGCATAGCTTTCATGGCTTTATTAGCGCCATTCATAACGGGCAACCACATTTCCAAAGTTTCGCCTTCAATAGTTACTTCTGTGCTGCATAAATAGCCTAAAATCGGATCTTCAATATATGGCTTGTTTGTTAATGGGTCTTTGTACACTTTATAAGAGGCGGTTGGGTATGCTTTTTTAACCTCGGCCCAAGCCCAAGCCCATGACAAATAATTTAACCCTTGCTTTTGCTCTACTTTGTCATTTACATTGATGGCAGATAGCGTTTCAAATACTGATTTTGTTTCATTCATAATATTTTGGTTTGAATTGTTAAACAGTAATTTCTAATCCTAATTCCCTAAGTTTTTCAACATCTAAAATTGTTAATCGCTTAGGATCGTCTAATTTGCTTTTTAAAGTAGGCATGGTAATGTCTAAATGTTTGCAAATATCCCTTTTTAATAATTTTTTGAATTTAATTTGATCTTTTAAAGTCATGTTATATATATTTTATACAAAAATAAAAAATTATTTTTAATATAAGCTATATTTTTAAAGTATTTTTTAAAAAAAAGATGGGCAGCAACTTAAAAAGCTACTACCCATCAGGCAAACAAAAAAGGAATCTTAATTAATTATTCATTAAGGACAGAAAGTAAATCCAGTGTCAGTAACATTCCCTACGCTCGTTCCAGATGGTGTTCGCCCTTCATTTTTATAGGTTTCTCCACCAGCGGTAACCCTTGCGTTGTCTGCCAATGTAAGTTCTGCATCTGATTGTTCACTTCTCCAGCCAGTGCTTCCATCTGAACATTTTGTTAATGAATAATAAAAAATGCAATTTAATTCTCCTGTATCAACAACAAATCCCGCGTTAGGCGTGTCTATTGTTGAAAGGCTTGGCCTTACTGTATAAATTTCTGAACCCACCGCAACTCTATTGAATGTATCTAAGGCAATTTCACTTGTGGTTTGTTGGCTTCTCCAATTTATAGATGAATCTGAACATTTTAATAAGGCGTAATATTTTATGCTATAATCCGGGCAACCAATCAGTCCGGTGGCAGTTACTGCCCCAATTTGAGTTCCACTTGTTCCGGTTCCAATTACTGTATAACTTACGCCGTTATCCGTAACCCTATCGTTGTTATTTAAAGCAATAGCCTCAGTAGGCTGACCAGAGAGCCAACCGGTGCTGCCATCTGAGCATCTTTGTAATGTATAATAAACCAAAGGAGCAGGACAGCCCGTTTCATTTGTAATAATTACATTTCCAATACTTGTTCCGGTTGTTGTTATTCCAATAACCGTAAAAGATGGCGGTGGTAAAACATTAGGTTCATTTACCCTATCGTTATTAAATAGTGAAATTGCGGTTGTTTCTTGCTCAGATCTAAAACCTTCTGCCCCATCTTCACACCTTCTTAATGAATAGTAATAAATTGGCGTGGGGCCGGGAGTAGGACAGCCGGTTTCGTTGGTATCTGTTACATTTCCAACGCTTGTCCCCCTTGTTGTGGTTCCAGTTACTACATAGTTTGTTGATCCAACCGCAACCCTATCATTATTAGATAGTGATATTTGATTATTTTGCTGGCCGGTGCGCCAACCTGTACTGCTATCGCTGCATTTTCTTAATGAATAAAATTCATTGGCCGGTGCGCTGCACTCGGTTACGCTTTGAACCTCACCCACTCCGCCACTAATAGTAAAGTAAAAAGCATTTACCATTAAATAGCTGCCATTTGCTAAAGGACTTGTTGTGTTTGCCGTTGTATAAACAACATCTCCAATTGTCGGATATGTTCCCGCACCATCGTGGTAGGCTGTAATGTCAGGCACTTGTTCGCATGGATTTGGAAACGCATTGTTAGACCTTTGAAAAGATGTCAATTCTACCGGAACCGGGCAACCAAATAAACCGGTATCAGTTATTGTTCCAACCGTTGAACCAGTTACGCCTTGTCCTATAATGGTATAATTTACCAAACTTGAATCTTGAACCCTTCTGTTATTGCCAAGCGTTATCTCATTTGTGTATTGCGCCGATTTATAGCCAGTACTACTATCTGAGCATTTTTGTAATAAATAAAAATTAAGGCTAACAGTACACGTATCATCTACATCAATTAAATTAGCATTAGGCGGTACGCTTGGCCTTGTTGTTGCGCAAAAGTCGTTGCCATCGCTATCGGCTTGTAATGTAACCGTTTGAAAAGCCCCATCACAATCGTAATAAGAATAAGTGATTGAATTGTTTAGATCGTCATTTTGAACGCGATACGTTTTGCAATTTGTAATGATAGGAATTGAATAACTAATTTTATTAGCTTTAAAATCCACAACTGCATCTGTTAATTGCTCGCCTAAATGCGCAGAAAAATCATAAAGATTTGACTTTACATTAAATTTTAAGGTATCTATAACTAAAGCCAGACTTTCGCCAAAATTAGTAAATCCAATTATTAGCCTATTGTGTAAAAATATAGGTATTCTATTGTTTGTTTTTTTTATAGAGCCTTCGTATCTCTGTATTTTAACCCTATTGTCGTTTATGCGTTGCTGTGCTGTTAAATCTTCTATAAAGCGGTAGTTTATATCACTAGACCTTTTAAACATCGGCAAAACGCCTTTAAATCCATCGCCCACCGGGGCCATGTAGCCCTTTAAGAATTGATTAAATGTGCTACCTTGGTATATATCTTTGTATTCTAATTTATTAGTAAGTTTTTTTGTCGTTGTTTGAGTTGTTACCGTTTCTAAATCTTCACCACTAAATATAAATTTTTCCGGATCTGCCGTTGCGGTTTTCACATACAATAGATTTTTCCAATTAATTATGGAGCCACCTAAATACATAGCTACATGAAAAGGCGAAGTTGTGGAGGGTTGCCCAAAATTTACAATAAAACTAAGCGGCAAATACCCGCTTGTAACATCTGTAATATTATAGGCAATTTCTTTTTTGTAAGTAAGCCATTCACCCCTCCCGGCGTAATTAAATTGATTTGTAAATTCGCTGCTTTGCCATTCGTTTGTTTGGTCATTAAAATAAAAATCTTCAAAATCGCTTGTTGGCTCACCTCCCGAATAACGCCTAAATGTTGCTAGTAACTGATAGGGAACAGAATAAGATGCTATTATTAATGGATAGCCTCCATTTTCCATTTGAAGAACAAAAGAAAAATCAAAAACAGAATCCGAATAAGGTTTTGCCCCGGAATAAAATTCATTTTTTAAAACACGTATAAAAGCTGAATCCGTACCTATTATTTTAATTGATTGGCCCCGTATTCCGTTAGTAGAAAGTTCTACATTGTTAGGGTCAATAAATGACCAATTTTCGAATCCATCTTCAAAATTTCCGTTAGGTATAAAATTAATTTGCTCAGATAATAATACTTTGCTTTTTACCTCAATTACACCGCCGCTTGTTTCTTTGCTTAAATCTGCATTAATTGGCTTTGCGTCGGTTGGTATCGTTAAAAATGTTGTTTTTATAACATTTTCAATATAAACACCGTCACTCTGGTATCTTCTGTATTCAATATTTTCTAATGTCGCTAAGTCGGCGTTATTAATAATATAAAAATCTGCATCAGTTTGAAATACCCTACAATTAAAGCCGCTTAAAATTGAAAATAAAACCTCTGAACAATTGTATTTATAAGTGTTTTCATCTGTATAAGTACTTGTATTAATTGTTAAATCTTCAAATACATTTGTAACCGCCGCCGCGTTTTCTTCTTTTAAATCTGTTTTAACGTAAATATTGTACTCTAAGCCCGTTTCTAATAGCACTTTATGTAAACACTCCCAAAGTGTCACCTCGTTGTTAGGCGTTAAAGGGAAATCCACACCTTTAAGAAGCCCTAAGCCATCTACCGCCTTAAAACTAACCTCAAAAGGCGCTGAAGTAATGCTTTGCGTGTAGGTGTCTTGTATTAAATAGCCCTGCCAAAAGGCTTTATAGTTGTCTGAAGTAACTCCTTGCTGCCAACCAACGGTGTAATCTTCCCAGTTTGTTGCAATAGTATCCCAGCTTTCTCTTTCATCGCCCCAATAGTCATTTGTTAGTTCCCATTTTGTTGTTTTATCTTCCCAAAAAGGCACGCGCGTTTCTGCATAATAAACTTTAACTAAAAATTCTCTTTCATCAAAATCGTAAAAATCTTCATAAATAACAAAATCCGTTTGAATTAAATTCACTTCGCAATTTGAAGCAATTAACGGGTCGTAAAAATCATTATTTTGCTCCCATGACAAAACAACGGGGCTTCCGGTTCCAATTAAAGGAAAAACCGTACTTGAATAATCTTTTTTTAATATTTCTAAACGCCTTTTATTGCCTTGTGCATCTGAAAAATCTAAACGATATTTAACGCCGTATGCCATAACTTACTTTATTCTCGATCTTGTTTTTTCTGCTTTTTGTAAAAGAACAACTAAATCTTGGCCGTTAATCCTAAATTCACCCGTTACGTTTACATTACTATTCCCGCCATTGTTGCCTATAATATTTTTTAATTTATCCAAAGGCGCTATAACTTCAGGATTTGATCTTGCACCGGGATATTCACCAACAAGACCCATTGTAGGCCCCGAAACAATACCACCATCGGCAAAAGCTGAAAACCCTCCACTTTGAACCCTTGTTGCTAATCCAGTTAATACGGTTCCTAAAGCTATTGCAGCTATTCCGGCAACTAATCCCACTCCGGGTATTGCAAAGGTTTTCGCTAAAGTAGAAGCCGCAACCGCAGCCGCACCCATTTGTTGTAATAAGCCTCCTAAAACGCCTAAAATTGCACCGGCTAAAGCCCCCATCATGTTTTTTCCTTCAACTATTGCACTAGCTAATGCCATTCCCATGGTTTGCGCTATTTGCCCAAAATTTATTTCAAAAGCAACTTTTAAATTTTCGGTTCCTTTTTTTATCGTTTCAAAATACGATAGCGCTTGCGTTGTGCTTTCTTTAAGCGCGTTTGTGTCTATTCTTAATCCAAATTTATTGACATCAAAAAGCCCCTTAAACAATTCATCACGCTTGCGTTGCGCTTCTTCGCCGTTTATTACCTCTACATTTTCAATTTGTAGCCTAGGAGTTATAACCGTTGCCGCTGATTTGCTTTTTTCAGGTGCATTTGGCATTAAAATAGTTTTGTAATCTAAGCCGTTTCCTCCCTTTTGACCAATAGCAGAGGCCGCTGCATTTGCCGTTGCCGCTGCATCTACAATCTTTTTGCTTTCTTCAATAGCCAACCTTCCGGCAATAGACAAAGGAGCGGCTATACCGCTTAATGAGGTTTTTATTTGCTCCCAAGTGCTTAAACTAGGCGCAATTTTATTTGCAGCAACTAAAAAGGCAACACCTAAAGCCGTAACCGCTGCCGCTGCCGCAATAAATGGATTTGCCAATAAAGCGGTATTAACAGAAACAATTGCAACTCTCAAACCTGCTAAACCTTTAGCCATTAAACCAATAACAATAAGCAGAGGCCCAATGGCCGCAGCTATTCCAGCAATAACAACTATTGTTTTTTTTCCTTCTGGACTTAGATTTTTGAAACCTTTTAAAATGCTGTTTAATTTAGTTACAACCTTAGTGAATAAAGGTAAAATTACCTCGCCAAATAACGCGCCCAATTCCTTCATGCTTTCTTGAAAAACTCGCATTTGGTTTGCGGCCCCATCTGAAGTTCTTGCAAAATCGCCAATTGCATTTTCAGATTTAGCCATTACAAAGGCATAACGCAATTGTACCTTCTCGGCTTGCGTAAAAGATTTTATGTTTTTTAATGTACCTTGTTCAAGTGCAAACTGTGCTAAATTGGCTTCGGTCATTACAATACCAAGGCGCTTTAAACTTTCGGTTTCGCCGGTAAACACGCCGTTAAGCGCGGTTGTAACTTCTTCTATATTCATGTTCTTAAAAGAAGCTAAATCACCAGCCAATCCCACTAAAGAAGTAGATAATTGAGAAGCCTCGGAAGTGCTGGCCCCCATTGACGTAGCCATATCGCCAAACAATGCCGCCATGTCTAGGGCCGTACCCTCGGCAATACCAAAACTTTCCAAAGTTGTTTTAGCAAAATCCCGAACCTCATTAGAAGAACCTTTAAAGGCTACATCAACTTTATTAAGGCTTTCTTGAAAATCGGAAGCCATTTTAATTGCAGCGCCACCAGCCAATATAATTGGAGCCGTTACAAAAAGGCTCATTGATTTACCTATTTTAGTAGCTGAATCGCCAAAAGATTTTAATTTCTTTTCAGCGGCGTTTAATGAAGCGCTTAATTTAGTAGCGTCACCGGTTAATATTACCTTTAATTCATTTGATGCCATATCTAAAAATATATTTTACAAAAATAACCAAAAAAACACAATTTAAAAAAGTAGCTTATTTACTTTAGCCTCAAAAGCCTCTTTTTGCTCTTTTGTGCTTTGCGGTTCTTTGTTTGTTTTGCTCATTGAATCTTGCGGCAAAGGAAACAATTGATCGGGCCGCTTTGCATCGCCTTTTTTAGTTATGTTGGTGTTGTGAATCCACGATGCTAAATACCGCGTCATTTCCCAATTCAAATTTGTTTTTATGATATAACTTTCGCCCAACAAAGCGTTTTCTTTCCATGTTTGGCCCCAAAATTTATGTGGTTCTATGCCAGCTTGTCCAATATAGAAATCCAATAAGGTGTTCCAATCAATTGGGCTTAGGCTTTTTTTGGTTTTAACGCCCCTTTTGGATCCGCACCCCTTAAACCGCCGTTTAAATCATTGCCTAATATACGGCTTTGTGCAAGCGCGTTTGTAATATTTGTGAAATCTTCGGTTGTTAATTCATCACACCACGCCCCCACTTTATAGACATTGTAATCAATTGAATTTCCTTCTTCTTGGTCATACGCTAATATTCCGGCGTACACTAAGGCTCTTAATGTATTGAAATTCATTTCGGCGCTAAATACTTTGTCAATTTGGCCTATTGAAATGCCTAATTCATCTGTAAAAGCAGCCCAAAAATTCATTGAAAAGTGCATTGTTCTTTGTTTGCCGCCTAATTTAATAGCGAAAAAACCCCTTTGTTTGTTTACCATTTTTCCTTTTTTTAAAATTTAACCAAAAAAAAGGCAGCCTTTATGACCGCCTTTCATATTATTATTATTGTCAATTATGCATTTGCAGATTTTACAATCGCGCCTGTAAGAGTTATTGAACCAGAATAAGAAACGGTGCTTTCCATTTCTGCGCTTTGTTCTACTGAAGAAATATAACCTTCAGCGGTATAAATAGCATCACCAGTTGTCGAAGTTCCGAAAACACACGTTACAACGGTTCTGTTTATAATATAGTCAATTAATTCAATTGCGCTTGCTGCATCTGAATAATCAACAAGCCCCTCAAAAGAAATCTCGCCGCTTCTAAGTCCTGATATAACTTCAGAAAATCCATTGCTATCTTTTGTGGTTGCATCTGGTAAATCGTGTGAAATTGTAAGAGAACATGAAGTTGTATGTCCTATTGTGTCACCTTCTACTTTCAAAAGTAAGTTGGTTCCATTAAATACTCCGGTAGTAGCCATATTTTTAATTTAAAGATTTATTTTTTGTAAAGATAATATATTTTTTTCTTATTAATTAAAGCCTAATGTTATAACATTTATAAAAGCGATTTTAAGGTCAGAAGTAGTCATTTTTTTTATTTATTTAGCAAGCAATCTCATTGTAAAGCGTTGTTACCTCGCTTGGTGATATTGCCTTATTGAAGATGCGTACTTGGTCTATTGAGCCGTTGTATGGAGCATAATTATTGCCTACTGTTCCAATAACAGTATAAGGTGTTCCAACTTTAGCTGAAGCTGGCAATGTATAACTTCCTTTAAAACTTTCATCTACATAAAGACTACCAGTGTTTGTAGATTGATTAATTATAGCAACAATATGATGCCAGTTATTATCATTAAATGTTTCTGTGGTACCAAAATTCGAGGCAGTTCCTCCATAAGAAGTACTTAAGTATAATTTTCCATCTCCACTATATTGTATAATTAAATTGTAGTTATTAGTAAAAGTAAAAACCTCATCACTAAAAATATATCCTAATCCCGCAGAACTTTTAGCCCATAAAGAAACACTTGTATTTACTTTAGGTGTAAAAAAAGTATTTAATCCCGATAATGTAATTTTAGCACTCCCATTAAAAGACCCAGCATCTCCAAATTTACCAGTTACATAAGTTACACTTGTTGCCGTTCCGTTATAGTTTCCGCTTAAATCCGTAGCATCTCCATTTAGTCTATAAGTTGCTATACAAGAAGTATCTCCTAATATTTGTAAGGTGTCGGTAGTACAAGCCACCCCACCAGTATTTATTAATCTTTTTCCAAACATTTATTAAATATTAAAGGTTGGTAAATCATAAGTAAGAACCGCTTTCTTTGTAGTTAAAGCCTTTATCTCTGCACCTATTGTATTGCTTTGTGTTCTTAATTCTGCCCTACTATCTATTACTTCTTTTGGTGCAGCTTCTTTGCTATCCATTTGCCTAATAACAACCCAATCTGTTCTTTGCAATTCGCCTCCTATAATAGATTTTAAATTGTCTATTTTTTGTGTTTTTAGTTCTGCTAAAGTTTGAGTAATAACCCTATCAATAACATCGTATGTATAAACATCTCCAACTAATTTAATAGCAGACAACTCTTCTATTCTTGAATCGTAAGTAGGCGTTACAACATCCAAAAAACCAAAGCCTTCTTTAATGTTAAAATGCGTACCGTTTTCATCAGTCCAAACACTTGGTATTTTACTAAATGTTTTTATTTCTCCGTTTAAGTTTATTGCTACCATATTAAATAGATTTTGAGATTGAATACCAGTATTGACTTGCACCAGTTACTACTATTTGTATTAAATTAGAAACAGTACCATCGTAAACACCAGCAACCGTTGTACCAGCGGGAAGTGTTAAAGCAAAATCTCCAGTAATAACTAAATCCTTAACCATTCCAATATTAGCGTTAGTAAATGTTAAAGTAGTGTCAGCCGTTAAAGTTTTTGTAAATACTTGGGCGCTTGCAAAATCTACCTCTGTGGTTAAAGCTGCACTTGTTTTAAATTCGGTTCCTATTTTTGCGTATGTTACCGAATCGTCGGCAACCGCCACATAAATCCACTCGGTTAAGGTTCCGTCTGAAGCTAAGACCTGCCCGGCGGTTCCTAAGTTTCCAGCACTATCTTTAATGCCGCCTAATGCTTTAAAATCGCCTTCTATTGTTATATTTCCGTTCGTGTCAAAAGCAACCCCCGAAGAATTACCTAAACCGTCGGTTAATAATTTTGGCGTTGATGTTAAAGCGCTGTCGTCTGTTGTTTTAAGTAAGCCGTAGTAAGTACTTGAAATTGTTTTGCCCGTTAATGAAGCCATATTTTTATTTTTATGTTACAAAGATAATAAACTAAAGACTATTTTTTTATCAAAACAAAATTAAGCAAAACAGAAAATGCCGCCGTAACAATTAACCAAAGAGGCGTTTTATATCTTACAATCTCAATAGCTTGTTTTTCGGTGCTTTTTACTATTGTGCTTTTGTATTTCTTTTCAATACTTTGCACTATGCTATCTAAGTTAATTTTAGCCGTTATAGTGTTGTTTTTGCCCTCTATTGTTATGTTACCTTGTGCGGTCACTAATCGCTGTTTAAAAGGCTTTAAAATGCCTAATGTATCGCATGGGCTTTCTATTAAAAAACTATCTCGAACCGCTTTAAAAATATAGCGGTCTTTTGTTATAATAATTGTATCGTTTTTTACAATTTCTTTTGTTTGTTTTGTGGTTTTTTTTGCCGCACAACTGAGAAATAAAAGTAAAAATATTAAACTAAAGTATTTCATTTTTTTTGGGTTTGCTTTTTATCTCTAAATTAAAGCCTTTGGGCGCCAATTTAAGCAGATTTTTAATGGTTTTAACGCTATTGGTTACGTCTTTGTATCCATCGCCATTAATATCAGTTAATTTTTCGCCTAATAATATACAACCCTTAATTTGAAAATGGTAATTTCCCGGGTGAATCAATATAAAAGTTCTATTTTTCACGTCTAAAACATGGTAATGGTTTCCGTATTGGGCGCTCTGCCTATTAACAACCTTATATTTTCCTTCTGGAATACAACTTTTTTGACTTTTATTTTTTAGCCAAGGCAACTCTAAATTCTTACAACTAAAAACTTTTTTGTCGTTATTATCAAACAATTCAAATGATCCGGTAACTTGCAAATCTTGGAAATTTTCTCTAGTAAGTATGGCTTTCATTTTCTAAAATTTTTTATCTTTATTGTTTTTTAAATTAATTTATATGCTTTTATTTCTTATATATACATAATTGTACTAAATAAGCTAAAATTTTTTATCTTTATTGTTTTTTATTAATGACCTCAAACCGTCAATGATAGTATCTGGAGCAAATAAAAAACCAATTCCTACGATTAATAGTATTGCAAATTGAAACACCTTACTATCTTCTACAATAAAAATATAAGTAATTCCAGCCCCTATAATTAAGAGGCCCAATAGCGTGGTTTTCCAACTTGCAACTAAGTTTTTCATTTCTTATTTTTATACATTAAATACCATTTGTGGGCTGTGTAGCCAATAGCAACCGACGTTAATACTATTTTTAGCAATAAATCTATTTGCATAAAATTAAAACCTAATGTTATAACATTAATAAAAGCAATTTTTAAGTCAGTTGTAGTCATTTTTATAAAATTAAATAGGCTGAACCTTGTTTGAAAGTTCTAATATTGCCCTATAATATGTATGGTCTTTTAAATCTTCTTCTAAATAAGTAATCCCTTCATTTTCGCTAGTGTAAACTTTAAAACCGTCGGCATTTAAATCAAAATACCCTTCGGATCGTGTTCTAACTAAAGCTAAAATAGCGCTCATTGCTAAATTACTATCCAATTCACCGCCATTGCTTCCTACAAACTTAGTAACCACCTCTATGCGGGTTAAAACTTGCATCGTTAAGCTAGTTTGGTTTTGATCTGTTTCGTTATTAGAAACGCTGTACACTATAATATAAGGCGTAACCGCATTGCTAGGAACCCTATTGTAAATTTGTAAAGAAGAACCATTCAAAACAATCTGCCCGGTTAATTTTGCGATAATCGCCTTTCTAACAAAATGAATACACTCTAACATTACCTTAAAAGTTTTTTAATTTTGTTTTCTATTTTTTCTAGTCCTTTTGACAATCCTATTCTTGCGCTACTAAATAAAAACGGCCTTGCTGGCAGGTTTACTGATCTTAAATCTTTGCCCCTAAACCTTTCTGCATAAGATGTTGGTATTCCCAATTCTATTAAATCGCTAAAATTTCTCTTGCCTCCGGTTCCAAACTCAACATAAGGCGCGTAAGGAGCCTTTGCTACAATCGCTAATGTTTTGCCTTTGGCTTCTACTGTAATATTTTGTTTTAAATTTCCAGTATCTACTACGACGCTTTGTTTAGCTATTCTAGCAACATCAAAGGCAATAGAAGCCACTTCTTTAGACAATTCCTTTTCGCTAAGTATTTTTAACTTAGTAATCTTAGAATTTAATCGTGCTAAATCAGCGCTAACTATCCTGGCTCCTATCATTAATCTATTTTTGTAGCTATTAATTGAGTATAAAATGCCAAATCTGTTTCAAACTTATCATTTATGCGGTAAATTTCCGTTTGGCCCTCTAAAACAAATGTATCGCCAAGGTTAATATTATCGGCAGTCAATTTGCGCATGGTTATTGTAACCTCGGTGCTAAGTGTTCTTTTTCCGTTTATTTGGCTTATTTCGCCGCTTATTGGAACGAAATTACACCAATAAGTGTTTGTTGATGCTATCGTGTTGTTAAAGCCACCATAACCATCTGAAACGCTTGTGTAGGTGCTTACCGTTATCCGTATATCTAATTTCCCGGATTGCATTAAATAAACATCATTTTATAAGAAGTTAATAAACTTTTAACGTCTGTTTTAACCGCCGAAACAATTGTGCCGGTTACATAGTCGGCCCTATTGTCGTAAAGAGTGCTTACAAGCTGTAATAAGGCTTGTTTAATAAGGCCGTCATTAATTCCGGTAGTTATGTACGTTGCTTTTACTTCTAAAGCAGGGCCGCCATTTAATTGAATACTTAAATCGTCTAAACCTAATTCTTGAAAAGTAACCTCAACACCTTCAGCGGTAACACTTGAAACGCTTGTTACCGGGGCAAAAGGCAGATCAAATAAACCGGAAGATTTTGGCAAATAATAAGTTCTGTTTTTTGAAACAATATCTCGCGAAATATAGTTTTCGCAAAAGATACGAGATTGAATAATCATGTCAGCAATCAAATCATCGTCGGCAGACGTATCTATTCGAACATAGTTCTTTACGTCGGATAAACTTATTATTTCGGTTCCTATTGTGGAATTAATTTTAATCTGGCGCATTTATTTTTTTTTAGTGCTTCTGTTTTTAGGCGATTTATGTTCTTTTGTTTCAAAAGAAGCCTTTTCATGCTTTATTGTTTGCTTTTCTTCTGGCTTTTCAGCCACTCCAACGGCTAAATAATGCTTTGCAATATCAGGATTTACCTCTACTATTGTACCTCGTATATGCGTCTGCCTTCCATCTACAACGCTTTTTAACATTAACACTTTCATAACAATTTGTTTTAGTTATTTGTGTAAAGATAAAAAAAAAGGTGCTACTAATTAAAGTAACACCTTTTTAAACCAAAACCATTATGAAATTTAAACTTAGTAAAGATATAAAAAAAAATACACCCTCAACACAAAGGTGTATTTTTCCATTTCAAACACTAACTAAACTATTTCTTTTTATAGTCGCTATAAACATTTAAACCCGATACGCCAACCATTAATAACATAACAATAAAAGCGTAGGTATTCCAATTAATAAAGGTATTTACTATCCATACTGATAGCACCATTAAAAACAATATAATATTTCCAATTTTTTGTGTTTTCATAAATTTTATTTTTTATAAGTTACATAAATATAACAAAAAGTAAGCAATAAAATTGCAAATCCAATTCCGTAAATCATCTCAAAAGTTTCTTTTTCCATTAAAAAAAATCGTTTAGTTTTATTAATCCGTATCGCTCAATTTCATCAATTGCGCTTTGCTCTAATATACTCATAATTGCAACATCTCCAGCGTAAATTTCCATCACTTCAAAGGTGCTAGGCTCTGGCGCTTCTTCATAGCCTCCAAGTGTTCCTTTTATATATTCTCCTTCGGCTATTAAATTTACACCGCCGTATTCAATCTTAATTCTTCTAATGTTTGACATCTTTGTACGTTACTTCAATGTTATTAATTAATTTCTTTTTAAATTCTACTAATTTTTTTTGCAAAATTATGTTTTGACCAATATTTGCATGATCTATAATATTTTCTAAGTCGGCTATAAGTTCTTTCATTTTAATTTTAACATTTACAACATTCTTTTTTTGGAATAAATAACGCGCCATCTTTATAGCTGAAAGTCAATGCCAATGTAAACACAATAATTATTATAATGGCGTAAAGTGTTGTTTGTTTCATAATATTTGGTTTTTAATCTTATGCTAATTTAAAATATATTTTTAATATACCAAAGAAAATAAAAGAAAATTTTAATATTAATTTTTAAGCATAAAAAAGCCCCACCAATTTGGCAGGGCTTAATTTGTAAAAAAACTATTGTTTAGGCTGGCGTAATCGCGGTAATATCGGTTGCGAAATCACCAGTTACAAAGCCTTTAGGTAAGTAATTAGTTAAAGCAACCCTTTCAGATACTAACACCGTTACGAAACCTTTAGTTACGTTGTCGCTATCTTCTCTGAAGAATTCAACACTAATATTCTCACGAACCCATAATTGAGTTCCCATTGCAAAGTTTCCAACTAAGTAGTCTCCCGTAGGAATAGCTGTATTTATTACAACTGGAACACCCATAAAATTAGGCGCCAATCCGGTATAAACTTGCTTTGCCAAATACTCGCTAGTCGTAGATTTTAAAAGTAAAATCTTGTGAAAATCCGTTGGATTTAGCATGATATAGTCAGCCGTATAATTTGCCAATGCTAATTGGTTAATCGCAACAACCAAAACATCAAATTGATTAGGTGTTGGAACCGCAGTTGCAAAACCACCCGCAGCAAATGCCGTTGCATCTGTTATGATACCGGATAAATTTACACCCGTTCCAGAACCTGAAAGAATCTGAGTATCTTCAACTTCCAATAACTTCTGCGGCGCTCTGGCAGATAGATAGGAAGTTAATTGAGGCGTGTCTGCTAACATTTCTTTAGAAATTCTAAAGTAAGTTTCAATAGACCTTACATTGGCATCTGCCGCCGTCATGTCAAATTCAGATTGAGCCGCTGCGGCCCCTTGTGCTTTTGGAGCAGCCGCGTTTGTAAAAGCGCTTTCTTTTACGAATCTTACAACATCTGATGTTGTGGATCCTAAAGGAATTAATTGCCTTACGTGTACGGGTCTTGTTGGGTCAAACTTGTACCCGGCCACTCTATCGGCTGGAATAACCTCACCGGTAAAATTAGCGGCTACCGTCATATCTGCCTTGATTTCAAAACTTGCACTTCGGTCTTTGCCTTTTACCATGCCTTCAACGGCTCCATCGCTTAACGCTTTGGCTAAAGCATATTTAAAAGACTTAGGTTCTGAGGCTGAAAAGTTTTTTTTCATTGAAACTTCAGAGGCGTCTATTCTTTCATTTATTCCATTGAATTTTAGCTCTAAAGCCGCAATTTCATTTTTTAAAGCAACGTCAGCTTCACCCGTTGCCGAATCTTTAGCTTGGCCCACTGCCTTTTCAATACGCGCATCTAATTGCGCTGTAATTTGATCCATTTGATCTTTAATATTTTGATCCATTTTATTTATTTGTTAAGTTATTAATTAAATATTTCCATATTTCGCTTTCGTCATTTTTTACAATTTCCGGCAAAGTGCCTAATGGCGGCTTTGTGGCATTTACAAAAAGTGATTTAAGTTTATAAAGTTCTGCTTCTAATGCGTAACCTAATTCATCTGAGATGTCAGACTTTCTAATTAGTTTCGCTACGTTATCGTATTTTAAAGATATTTTTTCTAAATCAACATTGCCTTTAGCGTCTAACATAAGGGCTTGATCATTTGCGGCTAATGTAACGGCGCTAATTTCAAAAAGTTTAACTTCCCTAATCTCACGTAAACCGTTTGCCATAGTGGCCTTATTTATCGGCAATATACCAACGCTATTTTCTGTAATTACACCTGCCTTTATTAGCTGCATAACATCTTTTCCCAATGTTGTTAAAGGGATTTGAGCCTCAAAGACCAATCCCTTTTCATCTTCAAAAAGATTTAGCATCTTACCTAAAGGCATATCCATGTTATGTTGATATAAATACTTAACGCGACTGCCATTTTCTTTTATGGTCTTTGAGTAAGCGCCATTTAAGATAATATCACCATCTGAATCTACGTTGCCAAACACCGAACCGTAACCTTTAATAATGCCGCTTTTATCGTCTGCATCAATAAGTTCACCCATTGGCGCTGCTTTATATAACATCATAATTGTAAATTTTTGTAAAGATAATCTATTTTTAATTTAATTTTTAAGCCAATCCAAAACCTACATTTTCAAAAGTTCCTATTGTATCTGCTTCAGGCTTTGGAAACGGGGCCATTGAACAACGGCAGTTAA